GATGGTGAGTACGACACTATAGATGGTATAATTAGAAAAGAAGAAATAACTTATGATCCACCTGAGACCATATTAGACGATGCAGGTAAACCAAAACGAGTTCCAGACAGTTACGAAGAAAATACTTTAAAACCCGACATCGATGGAGGTGAGGGAGACGCTGAAGCTGGTTTAGATTCTATCGATGAGATATTAGAGCTATTATCTAAAGATGGTAAAACATATTCAAAAGAAGAATTAATAGAAATGGGTATTAGCGATATTAAAGATTTTGCTTTTAAAACTAAAAAAGCGGGCGGTGGTATTATCAAGCTAGCTGGCGATGATTCTGGACCCCCACCTAAATCAGGGCCTACGCCACACGGCTTGCCTTATGTTGCAAAAAATGTTAGACCAATCAAGGAGCGTAAATAATGGCAGATATTGACAAGACTCTTTCAGAGTTGGGAACCTCTGTAAAAATAGAAGGACCCGATCAAGAAGTAGAAATACAGAAACAAGAAGAAGCAACTAAACAACCTGTTGAAATAAACCCAACAGAAGATGGTGGCGTTGAATTAAATTTTGACCCAAGCAAAGTAAATGTTGAGGGCACTCCAAATCATTTTGACAATTTAGCAGAATTATTACCTGATGATATTTTAGAACCTATTGGTTTAGAATTATTTCAAAATTACACAGATTACAAACAATCAAGAAAAGACTGGGAAAAATCTTACACAGAAGGTTTAGATCTTTTAGGATTTAAATACGAAAACAGAACAGAACCCTTTCAAGGAGCTTCGGGAGCCACGCACCCTGTACTAGCAGAAGCAGTAACACAATTTCAAGCTGGAGCTTACAAAGAATTATTACCAGCAGAAGGACCAATCAGAACACAGATTGTTGGTAACAGTGATCCACAAAAAGAAGCACAAGCACAAAGAGTAAAAGAATACATGAACTACGAACTCATGGAAAAAATGTCTGAGTACGAGCCAGAGTTTGATCAAATGTTATTTCATTTACCTTTAGCAGGATCTACATTTAAAAAAGTTTATTACGATGATTTATTAGGCAGAGCTGTTTCTAAATTTGTACCTGCTGATGATCTAGTCGTACCATACTCTGCAACATCTCTTGAGGATGCAGAAGCAATTATGCATGTTATCAAAATGTCAGAGAACGATTTAAGAAAACAACAGGTTGGTGGTTTTTACGCTGATGTAGAATTAGGTGCACCATCTGTAATTAAAGATGAAGTTGAATCAAAAGAAAGAGAACTAGAAGGCACAAAAAAATCTGGTAGACCAGATCAAGTTTATACTTTGTTAGAGTGCCATGTTAATTTAGATTTAGAAGGTTTCGAAGATAAGGACGCGAACGGAGACGATACAGGAATCAAGCTCCCATATATTGTGACTGTAGATGAAGGTTCGCGAAAAGTTCTTTCTATTAGAAGGAACTTTAATCCTGACGATCCGAAAAAAGCTAGAATACCTTATTTCGTCCACTTTAAATTTCTGCCAGGACTAGGATTCTACGGATTTGGATTGATCCATATGATTGGCGGATTGAGTCGAACGGCAACGGTCGCTCTCCGTCAATTGTTGGATGCAGGTACATTGTCAAACTTGCCAGCAGGATTTAAACAAAGAGGTGTAAGAGTTAGAGATGAAGCATCACCAATACAACCAGGTGAATTTAAAGATGTAGATGCACCAGGTGGTAATATTAGAGATTCATTTATGATGCTACCTTACAAAGAACCATCACCAACATTATTACAATTAATGGGTATCGTAGTTCAAGCAGGACAAAGATTTGCGGCTATTGCAGATATGCAAGTGGGTGACGGTAATCAAGCTGCTGCAGTTGGAACTACAGTTGCACTTCTTGAAAGAGGTTCACGTGTTATGTCTGCAATACACAAAAGACTTTACACATCTATGAGATCTGAATTTAGATTACTATCTAATTTGTTTAAAACATATCTACCACCCGTTTATCCTTTTGATGTAGTTGGTGGCAGAAGAGAAGTTAAACAAATGGATTTTGATGACAGAGTTGACATACTACCTGTTGCAGATCCAAATATATTTTCTATGTCACAAAGAATTACGATTGCACAAACAGAATTACAACTTGCAACATCTAATCCTAAGATACACAATTTATACGCTGCATACAGAAAGATGTACGAAGCACTTGGTATAAAAGATATTGATAAAATTTTACCACCACCTGCACCAATTCAACCAAAAGATCCAGCGTTAGAGCACATCGATGCGCTTGCAGGCAAACCTTTTCAAGCTTTTAGAGGTCAAGATCACAGAGCACACATTACAGCTCACTTAAATTTCATGGCAACTAACATGGTTAGAAACAATCCACCTATTATGGCTGCGATTGAGAAAAATTGTTTGGAACATATTAGTTTGATGGCGCAAGAACAGATAGAATTAGAGTTTGCAGACACGATTCAACAGCTACAACAGATGCAACAAATGGCACAACAGAACCCACAGGTACAAGCACAGCTACAAAAGATATCTATGGACATGGAAGCAAGAAAAGCAGTGCTAATTTCTGAAATGATGGGCGATTTTATGGAAGAAGAGAAGAAAATTACGTCACAATTTGATGGTGATCCACTTCTAAAACTAAAATCTAGAGAAGTTGACCTAAGAGCAATGGAAAATGAGCGTAAAAAAGACGAAGGAGAGAAGAAATTTGACCTAGATAGAGCAAAATTACTTCAAGCAAGACAATTAACTGAAGATAAGATGGATCAAAACGAAAAATTAGCTAAATTAAGAGCTGGAGTAAGTCTTGCAAAGAGTGGAAATCAAGGTATAACTGCAATTAAGGTAGAAGAGTAATAAAAGGAACAAAAATATGATGAACTATAAAAAATCAAAGCCAGTTAATGTAGGCGATCAGCAAAAAGAGGTAGATCCTAGATCTAAAACTACAGCTGATGGCGCATTTAACTTTATTGGCACAGGAAAACCTGAAATGCCGGTAAGAGGACAAAAAAGAATGCTGGCTGAGAAGAGAAGAAACTCAAAGGCATACTAATGGCTTGGTTCAGTTTAGCAAAAATTGCTTTGCAAGCTGGCGGTAAGATTTATGCTAATCGTCAAAGGACGAAAATGGCTATGTCTGATGCACAACTCATGCATGCTGAAAAAATGGCCCGTGGTGAGGAAGCTTACCAGGGTAAACTACTTGAAGCTAGGCAAAACGACTATAAGGACGAGTTTGTACTTGTAATTATCTCGGCCCCCATCGTAGTTTTAATGTGGGCAGTCATGTCTGACGATCCAACTGCTATGGAGAAGGTGAAATTGTTCTTCGAATACTTTCATGAGCTTCCGAAATGGTTCACGAATTTATGGGTACTTGTAGTCGCTAGTATTTTTGGTATAAAGGGTACTCAAATATTTAGAAACGGAGGAAAAAAATAATGCCTAACAGAAGATATAATTCGCAAATTAAAAAACCAGGATTTTTAAGTGGTGGTCAAGCTAAACTTGATGCTAACAAAGACGGTAAAATTTCTGGAAAAGATTTTGCGATGTTAAGAAAAAAGAAAAAGAAAATTAAAAAGAAGGTAGTGTAATGGCTGGTAAAGGCCTATACGCAAACATCCACGCTAAAAGAAAACGTGGTGAAAAAATGCGAAAAAAAGGTGCTAAAGGTGCGCCAAAAGCAAAAGACTTCAAAAGAGCAAAACAAACAGCGAGATCATAATGGCAAAACTTTGTCCAAAAGGAAAAGCAGCAGCAAAAAGAAAATTTAAGGTGTACCCAAGCGCATATGCAAACATGTACGCCTCTGCAGTTTGTTCTGGCAAAGTTACACCAGGCGGAAAGAAAAAACCAAAAAAAGCTATGGGTGGATCTGCTAATCCTAGACAAATGTATAGAGGTGGCGGTATGTGTAAAAAAGGTAAAGGCAGAGCATACGGTCAAAATTCATAATGGCTAAAAAAGGTTTACGTTCATGGGTAAAGGAAAATTGGGTCGATATTGCGAACAAGCGAAAAGATGGCTCATACCCGAAATGTGGTCGAAGTGGTGGAGAAAAAAGAAAAAATTATCCAAAATGCGTGCCCATTGCGAAAGCAAGAGCGATGTCCAAAGGGCAGCGTGCGGGTGCCGTAAGAAGAAAACAAGCCAAAGCTAATACAGGACCAACACCATCAAGAGCAGCCACGTTTGCAAAAAGAACTAAGGCTATGGGTGGTGGTTTTATGAATAAAAGACAAAGAATGGGCATGATCTAATGAGAAAAGATTATTCAAAAGGTTCTATGCCAGCAAGAAATAAAAAGAACTTTAGACCTACAAAGTCTGGAGCAGGCATGACACAAGCCGGGGTCAAAGCCTACAGAAGATTAAATCCTGGCTCTAAACTAAAAACAGCCGTGACCGGTAAAGTGAAGAAAGGGTCAAAAGCTGCTAAACGCAGAAAATCATACTGCGCAAGATCACTAGGTCAGCTCAAAAGAGCTTCAGCAAAAACAAGAAACGATCCGAACTCACGTATCCGTCAGGCTAGAAGGAGATGGAAATGTTAAAAAAAAGAAAAGCTATCAAAAAAGTAATTAAAGGTTTGAAGAAAGCCTCTAAATTACATGCTGGTCAAGCTAAGACATTGAAGGGAGTAATCGGAAAAAATGCAACTAGAAACAATAATAAATAGACTCCTAAAATATCTACATAGAAGAAATGAAGAATTGTCTGCAGCCTTAACGTCCGGCGGCATTGACAATATGTCAAAATATAACTATATAGTAGGACAGATAACAGCCCTAGAGGCAACTAAACAGGAACTCTCTAACCTGCTAGAAGATAAGGAGCAACATGGAACAGTCATCGACATCAAAGATAAAACTACCGAATAAAGGATTGGTAGGAGTAAAAACATCAGAAAAAGATTTAGCAAAAGAAGATTCAAATAAACTACCACAGCCAACTGGTTGGAGGATGTTAGTTTTACCTTTCAAAATGAAAGAGAAAACAAA